CCACTCTATATACAGTTCCTGCTTCAACAACTACTATTGTTACTAGTATCGTAGTTTGTAATGAGGGTGCTTCAACAAGGACCTTCACTATCTCGCTCAACAGCATTCAATTATTTGGAACTGTAAGCATCACAGCAGGCGCAACTCAAATCTATAATATCTCTCAGCCTTTAACCACAGGGCAACTAATAACAGGAAACGCTTCTAACGCTGAAGTAAATTTTCATATCTGCGGAGTAGAGATAGTATAAAATGGCATTCACTTATGTAGACCCTTCAAGCGGTAATCGCGACAAAGTTCGTTTCTTAATTAGCGATACTGACTCAACTGATTACAATTTAGAAGACGCAGAAATAACTTATTTACTAAGTCTTTACCCTAATGTTTTTGACGCGGCTATCGCAGGGGCAGAAATTATTGCTGGCAACTTCGCTCAAAAAACTAACTACTCTAGAAGCATAGGCGATTTATCTATATCTGAAAGTTACCAAACTTCTGCTTCAGAGTTCTTCAAGTTAGCAGACCGATTAAGGGCGCAAAAGAATGACCTTTACCCACCTACACCAATAGTCAATTCCGCAGCAATAATATCAACAGCCGCGAAAGCAGTAACAACTTACAACACAGATTTTCATACTGGTATCCACGACTACACCGTTTAGGAGTTCAAAATGCCTACTTATGTAACAGGTGCTCCTGCCCACTGGTTAGGAGATATGACCCATACAGTTACTGTCTATAGTGCTTCATCTTTGGATAATTACGGCAAACAAACTATTTCAGGCAGCGGAACCTCTTATAGTTGCCACTTAGTTTTAGAAAAGTCTTCAAGTCGAGATGAACAAGGTAAGCAAGTTTCTGAAGGCGGAAAACTTTACATAATGTCTGACGCAAATATAGATACTGGCGATAAATTAGACCTTCCAGACACCGCCATAGACCCTCGTATAATAAGTGTGAAGAAAGTCAAATACATGGCAAATGGAACTTCTACTGTTCACCATACAGTAGTTACTTTTGGAGCCTTAAATGGCTAGTGCCAAAAAAACTGTAGAGGTTCAATTTGACGCCCGTAAACTAACTGAATTATTAACTAAAGGCGGACCTAAAGCAGCGAAAGCCTTAGAGCAAAGTCTTTATAGGGAAGCGGCGGCCGTGTTCGCCCAAAGCCAAGTCGAAGTTCCAGTTGATACAGGCAATTTAAGAAACTCAGGTAAATTAGGTCTGCCTTTTTCTGAAAGCGGGCAGGTGGTAGTAGAAATCAGTTATGGAGGCGCGGCTGCAGATTACGGCATTTATGTTCATGAAGATTTAGAAGCCCGCCATAACCCAGGAACTAATGCTAAATTTTTAGAAGGTCCTCTTAAAAGGCAAACAAAAGGCATGGCAACTCGTTTGACCGCCTCAGTCGCCCGAGCGTTAGGAATATAATGGCTACAGCCCTTGAAGCAATTGGAAGTCATATTGACTCTAACAATGCTACTTTAACTATTGGAACTAATTTATTTTTAGCCAAAATGCCTGACTCTCCTGACCTATGCGTCTGTCTTTATGAGTACCAAGGACTGGCTCCTTTAGAAACTTTCGGGGCAACTGCCTTTGAAGTAGACCGCCCTAGTATTCAAATCGTAGTTAGGGCTGGCAGAGATGATTACCCTACTGCTCGCGACTTAGCGGACACTTTAAGGACTTTAGTTTCAGGTATGAGAAATGTAACTGCCGCGGGCGTAACTGTAATGAGGGTATCTTCCTCTGGAGGTTTGTATCCTCTTGGTGCAGACCAATTAGACAGGCCGCGTGTGGTGTTTAACCTAGATTGCCATGTGGATGTGTAAACTTGGCCGAGCAAGAGGGTAAACGAGACCCTTACGCCCGAGGAGATAATCGTGACGAATATCCAAGATGTTGGCGCTGTAACAGAATCCTTGCTGAGTTCCTCTCTAGACCATGGAAACTCAACTGCGGAAGATGTAAAGCAACCAACCAGCAAGTTGCTTAGTTTTGATGACGCATTAAATAATTTCACACCTACTAAAAAATCTAATGGTATGGTGTGTTCAGTTAAAAAAGTTTTAGATAGTTTAGAAGACCCAACTAAAACTAAATTAGTCGCCCTAATGGCTAACTCATCAGTCCTTTCTTTAGACCTAGTTAAATTATTAAAAGAATTTGACTTTGGTGTTAGTGCAGAAGTTATGCGCCGCCACCGACGAAGGGCTAAAGGCGGGGGTTGTAGTTGTCCATGAATTTAGACGACGAGATAGATAAACTTTTAAGTACTACTACTAGCCCAACTAACGAGCCAAAGTTAAATAAAATTGGAGCCGAGTGGCAGGCTGGAGTTATTTGGAATGGTAACGAAGGAACGATTACTACTACCGCTTTACCTTTAGAAGAAGCGCCTAACTGGGACGCCATACTTCGTATTTGGGGATTAGACCCTGATAACTTCCGCGTAATTGAGCCCGTTTTATTTAACGTATGGGGTAATCCTGATGGTGCGTTAAATCGCCAATGGAAAGGCAAAGTCGTTCAAGTTAAAGATAGTGATAAGAAAGAAGAGTTTACCGAATTACAAAACGAAATTAAAAAATATAAGCCTAAGTTAAAAAGTAATTTTGCTGGGACGGGCGCTTTCATAGTTGTATTATCTGACTGGCAAATCGGTAAAGCAGATGGAGATGGATTAAAAGGAACTATTGAACGTATCCTTAATGGAATAGATAAAGTAGAAACCCGTATAAAAGAATTAGAAAAATTAAAAAGACCGATAGGTAAGTTAGTAGTTTTATGGACTGGCGATTCTATAGAAGGTTGCGTGGGCCATTACGCCCAACAAACTTTCAGCGTTGAGTTAGACCGCCGAGACCAAGTTAAAATAGCAAGGCGTTTATTAAGAGATGCTTTAATGCGTTGGAGCAAATACTTCGTAGAGGTCCAAGTTATGGCAGTTGCGGGCAACCATGGAGAAAATAGGAATAGTTCTGGAAAGTCTTATACGACTCTAAACGATAACGATGATGTAGCGATAGTAGAGCAAGTCGCTGAAATCTTAGAAACTAATCAAGAGGCTTTCGGGCATATTCAGTTCGCTATTCCAAAAAACCGCTTAAGTATTACAGCAGAAGTCGCGGGGTGGGTATTAGGTATCACGCACGGCCATGCCGCAAGAAGAGGTGGTCAGGGAGTAGAAGGAAAATTAAGAAGATGGCTAGAAGGGCAGTCATTAGGTCGCCAAAGTGTCGGTGGTGCTGATGTATTAGTTTCGGGACATTACCATCATTTTAGAGCCGCAGATTGGGGGGGTTGCGTTTGGTTACAAGCCCCTGCTATGGATGGCGGAAGTGATTGGTGGAGAGAGATTACAGGCGAAAAATCTGAATCAGGAGTTTTAACTTTTTGCATGTATCCTGAAATAAGAGTTACAGATATAGCAATACTAAAGTAAGCCGTAGCCACTTTATTAAGTAAATTAGTGCTAATCTTTACATAACGAGTCCATTGAGACCCCACTACATGCAGAGCCATTAGGCCTAAGGTAGTTGGGTCCGTGTTGCCCAGAGGAGAAATTCAATGACACAATACCGAGTTTTAGTAGGTATAGATTACCCACCTGACAAGCGAGCAGAGTCAGGGACTATTGTTTCAGATATTCCAGAGAAATCAGCCAAGTGGTTACTTGAGCAAGGCTTAATTGAATCCTCTGATGGTAAAGCCAAAAAAATTGAACCCGTAATCGAACCTGAAGTTACTTTTGACCCTAAAGCAACAGATGGCGATAAGGACGGCTTCGTCCAAGATGGAACAGAATTCCAACGCTCAGTTGAGGAGACAAACTAATGCCTACATTTCGCCATGGTAAGAACACCACAGTATTAAGTGATGATTTTGACCTAACTACTTACTTAAATAGCGCCACTGCCGCTTATTCGGTTGATACCGCAGAAACTACAACTTTCGGCTCATCTGACCGCTCTTATATTGTCGGTCATAACGAGGGAACTATTTCATTCGAAGGTTTATTCGATGGAACTACTTCTAGCGCAGATTCCATTTTTCACGCCGCTTTAGGTAATGCTACTGATAAAGTAGTAACAGTATCTAACGACAGCACTAGCATAGGGGGACGAGCAATTCTTGCGGCAGCGTCCTCAACCTCATACGAGATTAGTAGTCCTTTAACTGATGTTGTTTCTGTATCAGCGGAAGCGATAGCAGATGGGGGATTAGATTCAGGAGTTTGGTTAGTTTGCCAAACTGCCGTATCTACAACTACCAACACCACAAGTGTTGATAACGCGGCTTCATCTACTAATGGTGGGGTAGCACATATGCACGTAACTACAAACGCTAGAACAGCAACTACTGTAATCGCAGTACAACATTCAGCCGATAACTCAACATGGGCTGATTTAGTTGTATTCGGCACGGTAGCACTTTCTGGAAAAGATTCAGAAAGAGTTGAAGTTGCTTCAGGAACGACAGTAAATCGTTACTTGAGGACAAGAACCACAATCGCAACAGGCACAGGTGCTATAACCCGTAGCGTCGCATTTTCAAGGAGATAATAATATGCCAACATTCAGACATGGTAAATCGGCCGTATTCAAAGTAGACAATAACGCTGGCTCACTTACCGATATTAGCAATACACTTAATTCAGTTTCTTTCCCTCGGGAAGCAGAAACTTTAGAGACAACCTCATTTGGTTCCTCTGACCGTTCTTACGTAATTGGCTTCACAGGCGCAACTATCAGCGTTGAAGGTTCATTTGACGCGACTGTAGATACGCACTTGGCTGCTATCGTAGGAAAGACTGACTCAGTTTCATTTGAGTATGGTCCTGAAGGTTCAACTGCTACTTATACAAAGTACACAGGCGAGTGCTTCTTGACTTCATACGAAACTTCAGCAGGAGTAGGCGACATTGTTTCCTATTCAGCAGAGTTCCAAATTACAGGTGCCGTTACCCGCGGTGCTTACGCATAATAATTAAAAAGTAGTAGAATCCAGATAACCGAGTCCAACGAGACCAAAAGGAGAAAACGTGTCCATTAGAGACCAAATTTTATCTGCTCAGGATATTCCGTCAGAGATGGTAGATGTTCCAGAGTGGGGCGTTAAAGTAGAAGTTCGTGGTATGACAGGCGCAGAGCGTACTCGTATCATGGATTTAGCAATTGATAACAAAGGCGGAGTTAATCTGCAATTTGTCTATCCTGAAATTGTAATCGCTACTTCTTTCGATGTAGAGAGTGGCGTTCAAATCTTTAAGCCCGCAGACCGCGATGCCCTATTAGCCAAAGCCGCTACAGCATTAGACCGCTTAGCAGGAGTTGGTATGAGGTTATCAGGATTCACACAAGAGTCGGCTGATGCGCAGGGAAAAGATTCCTCCGCAACGGCTACCGAAGATTTGTCTTCGACCTCGCAGAACGCTTAGGAAGAACTGTCGAAGAACTTTTGTATGGCAGTTCAACTTACAAAGCGATTTCCGCTTATGAATTAGCAGAGTGGGAATCGCTTGAGCGGTTGCGGATATGGGAACAGGAACAAGCATCTAAAAAGAGGAAGTGAACTTAATTGGCAGTCGTTGATGTACTTGCTAGGCTTAAGGCCGACACTTCTCAATTTACTACTGCCATGTCGCAGGCTCAAAAGGCTACTGAGAATTTAACTAAGTCCTCTAATACAACTGCTTATTTAG